GGTCTAACTCAATATATTTACCTCTCAATGCAACTGTGACTGCTTTATCCTGGTATTTGTTTGCTAGATGTAAAATGCCTTTAAATAACTCTTTTACACCTGTTTCTGCAAAGATTCTAGCTATTAACTCTAATTTACCACTAGATGCTCTTGTAGAGGCTGCAATTGCTGCTGCTGTGACATTCTGTAAGATATTTGGGTCTAACCCTTGTGCCATATCATTTACACCAGTTCTTTTAGTTTGTATTGAGTCTAAATACTCCAACATTGGAAATGCCTGGTTAGCTACTGGCTGAACATTAAATGGAACTACTGCATTAGGCTGTTTCATTCTAACAATTCCACCAGCAGTAACTGATAACAAATCATCTAAATTAACTTGACCCTCAACTGCACCAACTCTTGCATTATTCGTTAAATACAAATTATCTAACATCTGCCTGGTAACAGTAGACTTAATCAACTGAATGTCCATTGCTCTATCAGCTAAACTTTGACCAAAGAACTTGTGTGGCATTGGATATGGGCAAACACTATAAAATGGCACATAATCACAAGGTTCATTGTATAAAATCTCTGATCCACAATATACCACTCTTCTGAGTTCTGCTATTCCATCATCATCAAAGTCTGTCTTTAAATAACACTCAAACACTTCAACAGTTTGCATTGTATCATCTAAGCTGTCTTGCTCATGTGGGTGTTCACCATTACTGAATCTAGCAATCTTCTCACTTGAGAATGATATGTCATCAAAACTTGGGAGAGTTGCTACTATTTCTTCATCAAAGCCCATAGCAATCAATTCACTTCTTGTCATTAGCTTTCTATGTGCCACAAATGGTGCGTCAGCTATAGTGGTTGCTTTCTTTGAAATTAAAAACTCTTCTGGTGGAACATTTTGAATAACAATCTTTCCAACCTCTGATTTCTTTTTGACTTTGACTCTGTGAATACGCATTGGGATTGATATTCCCATTTCATCTTGAACTTCTTGCTCTACAGTTTCTTGCTCAACTATTTCTCTTGAATCATCTCTGCCAATAAGTGTCAACTCATTGTCAGTTAAATCTTTATATTCTTCCTCTGTTACTTCTTCTTGGGTATCCCAAAATGCTTTTACAACACCAACTTTCTGTAATAAGGCATCTTTAAACCAGTTATGAAATAAAATCACTCCATTGTTTTGTTCTAGCACCCAATTAGCATAATCTGTTGCCTGGTTTGCACCCTCTTCATCTTCTTGGGTTCTTGGAACATAATCAACAAAGTTTTTGGTCTGGGTAAAAATTCTCATGATCTGTGGCAATGCACCATCAACTGCCTCTGCTACTTCTGAGGTTACAATTTGACTTCTGCCCTCTACCTCATTACCATAACTATCCCTTTGATAATACTCTAGTGATCTCTTTCTTTCATCTGTGGTTTCTGACTCAATGAAACCTATTGATGAATCAATTTCGCTTTCTAGTATTCCTTTTAGTTTCCCTGTGTCCATCTAATTCCTTTACTGATTTTTTTAGTTCCTCAAGTTCTTTTTTAACTTCATCAAGCTCTTTCCTTGAAACCCAATCACCTCTTTTTTGTAACCAAACTCCTGACATTTTCCCTCCTAAAATGGTAAATTTAAATTGAATGTATATAAATCATCATCAGTTCTTGGATTATTTTCTTTCATGAACTGAAGAAATGCGTCTTTAAATGGGAACTGTATACCCATTCTATTGACATCAAAATCTGAATCACCAAAGTATGGAGTGTCAATATCATAACCTTTTGCACCCACAACAAAATCTAAGGGTGTTCCAAGTAAACTTTGTAATGGCACAGTTTGTTCTATATCATAGACATTCTGTTTAACATCATCATTCATCATACCCATAGCATTAATTCTAGTGCCAAAATTTAATAATGATGGCTTATTAGCATAGATTTGATCTATGATTTCTCTTTGCCTTTGTCTTTCTAGTAACTCTTCTTCATTCATTTTAAACGATCCACCCTAAGTTTACCTCTAATGGTTTTGACCATTCCTGGCTGGTATTGTCCAGACCTATTGCTAGATATCTGAAACTGTCAGCACAATGTGATGTCCAGTCATGTAAAGGTTTATCATAAAACACTTTCTGTTTTTCATTATACTCTCTTCTATAGTTGCGTAAAGAGTCTATTCCCTGTTTTGTTTTTGGGTAATTGAACCAGCATTTTGGTAACATTCTTCTGACTGCCTGGATACCATCAGCAACTGACAGCTTACCAATGACCCTACAATCTAGCCCAGCATTTTGCAGTATCTCTAACCTAGACTTTCCTGTGCCAAGTTCTCTGACCTGAACATCATGTGGCAACAATTGCTCTACATGAAACCATTTGTTTTCCCTTAACCAATTTATGTAATTCTCTAAACCAACACCATGATTCTCATAATAATCTAGTAATCGAACCTCATTTTGTGTCGCCTGGCATATCCATATTGATGTTGAATCTGATATTCCTAAATCCCAACTTGCTACTGTCTTGCATACATCATCTCTTTCCAAATGAACCATTCTCTTTTGTTTCTCAAGATCATTAATGAGTTCGCCATAATAACTTCCTGTAACTGCTGCATTGAAACTACATTCAAACTCTTGATTGTATTTTTCTAAACCCATTTCTCTTTTGGCTGATGCTAACTCAAGTTCTTTAAGCAACTTAGTTTCACTTGCTTTAAACTCAAGTAATTTCCAATCATCTTGTTTCTCTGCTCTATCTCTCAAATCTTTAAAATGATTTTGTCCTTTAGGTGTTCCAATAAACAGACACCAACCCTCTCTATCAGCTAGGGCTGCTCTAACAATCTCATTCCATATTCTTGGGTTCTGATCACCTACCTCATCTATAATCACACCATCAAAGTATTGTCCTCTAAGATAATCAGCATTCTCTGAGCCATATAGACTAATTCTTCTGTCATAAAAATCTATTCTAAGTTCACTATTGTTTATCTTTGCATCACCTAATGATCTTGTGAAATCAACTAAATAATCCCATGCCACTCGTTTAGCTTGTGCATAAGTTGGTGCTATGTATGCAAATCTTGGCTGTTTCTTTTCACATACCAATGCTTTTCTGATTAATTCTATTATAGCTGCAACAGTCTTTCCCATTCTTCTGTGTGCAACTGTAACAACAAACCTGTAATTATCTAGTGCCTCATGAATCTCATATTGAGGCTCTCTTGGCTCGTAGTCAATCTCAAAGTCTACTTCAGTCATTTGTCTTTTTTCTTGAATGTCACATTGATTTTGACTGGTTTGCCATTATCACCAGTAATCTCATGTTTGCTTGTTTCTTTCCAACCAGCCCTTGTCTTTAAATAAAAGATTGATGCTAATGTGTTTCCCTTTCTGATCTGTTGCATAAGAGTTTTTGCAACTTCTGCATTTGCATCTATTCTTCCATCATCAAGTTCTTTCTTATAATACTTAACCAATGTGTCTGCTGAGATGTTTAGCTTACTTGCTATATCTTCATGAGGAATGCCATAAGATGCCAAAGAATTAACTATTGTTTTGTTTTTATCAGTTGGCTCATGTGCTGGTCTGCCTTTTCTCATTCTCTTTTTTTATAACTCCGTTTTAATAGTTAAAGAATTAGAGTATCTTACTGATTTGCTCTATTTGTTCCATAATTTTTAAAATTTTATATCTCTAGTGCCATATCTTATTCTTTCACCACCACCATAGGGAGTCCAACCTGGCACAGTATATCTTGTTTCTCTTGTGTAAATTGGCTCACCACTTGCAGTTCTTCCAGATACAACATCTCTAAACATTCTATTTGATGCAGATGGTATGTTTGCTCTTTCACCTAATTCAGTAAATGATGTCCACTTAGTATATGGAGTAAAGGCTGGTGGTCTATCCTCAACTGGTGTTACTGTTTGAACTGGTGGCTGATAAACCTTGCTTTCCATTGGAGTAAAGGTTGGTGATTCCATTGGTGTAAAAGCTGGTTCACCTATACCTAACTGACTTGGACTTTGTGGTGGAGGCATCATTGGTTGATTGAATGAACCAAATGGATTGTATGCTTGTTGCATCATTGGTTGCTGATCCATGAATGATCCTCTATTATACATATAATTTGGCATACCATAGTTTGGCATTCCAAATGGAGTGTAACTCATTGGTGGTGGCATAAAACCAAAATTTGTTCCTGTAACCTGTTGACCAAACATTGGGTTATAGCCAATTGGACTATAAAAACTATAAGGATTTACCCCATATCCACTCATGCTGATTTCCTTTTCTTTTTCATAAACTTTTTAACAACTTCTAAAGGAATGCCTATTTGATTCCTCAATCGCTTGTTATTGTATAAAACTCCCATAAATTTTCTTTGTTTTTCTGTTTTGCCTGGCATTTTATGCTTTCATTTTAGATTTCATTTTAGCCTTAATTTTTTTCTGTGTCATTTTGGGCAATTCATTCAAATGAAACAGCTTTTGACTTCTTGAATCATGTTTAGCACCTGAATGTAATTCACCATTAGGCATTTTGTGCATTTTGCCTGTATGTAACCTACCTGACTTAAAATAATGTGGAACTCCTTTACCCATTATGCTTTCCTTTTCTTTGCTCTTGCTTTTTTCAACAAATCTGCATCTGCTCGTCTTGCACCACCAGACCCTGTAGAAAAACTTCGAATTCTGCCACAAGCCCAGCTTGTTGGTGTCTGTCCAGCCCTTGATCCACTACTAAAATAAGCACCCATACCTCTTTTGCCAACTTGTCTTAATATACTTTTAGAGAAACCTGATGATTTGCTGTATTTATCAATGCAGCTTTCAATTGTTGATGATTTCTTTTTCTTTGTGGCAGTTTTAGGCATTTTTAAAGTTCTTCAGTCTTTTTTTAACAATTTTGTTCATTTCTGCCTTTGTTAACTTGCCTGATCTGTATTTTTTACTTGTGGACTTAATTTCTTTCTCTGCCTTTTTCTTGTTCTTTGCATCTTTAACATATTTGACAGGAACTTTGCCCTTAGTTTTTTTTACTCTGGCAAATCTCATTGATTATGCCTTTTTCTTGCCATAACCTTTCTTTTTCTTTCCACTTTTTTTCTTTTTATCCATATATTTTTTCATCATATCAGTAGCATATTTATCTGTCATAGCCATAGCAATCCCCTGTATTTATAGTATATACCAATAGATTACTAGCCTTTTTATATAGTGTCAATGGAAAAAGCCCAGCATTTCTACTGGGCTAAAAGTGAGATAAACATTGCCTTTATGGAGGGTATAAAGCAATATTTATAATTGTAAGAAATCTAAAATTAATGTCAATGGATTATTTAAAATAATCATGTAATTTAATCATTTCTGCTCTAATATAGTGATAACCATTAACACCTCTTTTGTCTTTGACTCTCATCAAGAACTCTCTTCTCTGCTCATTAGTTCTATATTTTGTAAGAACTGTCTTAGCCTCACAATACAATCTATATTCTTCTGACCAGGAATCTAATTCTCTTCCATCAACTGTTTTAATAATTATTTTTTGTAATCCTCCCATTTAATAAATTGGTGATGCCTCCTAACAACCCATCTTTGAAACTTTTTTAAAAGTTTATTTGATTGATCATAAACCATTGGATAAGGCAATACACCTAAATCTTTTAGTTTTTCAAATCTATACATAATTCTTTCCCAAGTTTCATTTTTATCAAAACCAATTAACATATAGACCATTATATGTTTCATTGGAATATTTGCATTTTCTAGTAATTTTAAACCTTTAAAAACTATCTTTTCATCTTTTAAATTATCCCAAGCTGTATATAATCTTCTGTTCTCAAATTTAACATCATAATATTTGATTAGTTTAAGATAATCACAAGCTGTTTGATTAATTAACCTAATATTTATGCCTTGATTAAAATTTATTTTAAATTTTCCATCAATAATTTCTTTGCTTGTTGTTTCCCAATTTTGTTGCCCAAAAAAATCATTATCTAATAAAACTATATTTTTATTGTTATTTTTTCTCCAAATTTCATTTATAGAGTGCAAACTATAATTTTTACCCTCTTTGTTTGGCACTACACAAAATTTACATTTAAGTCTACAACCTCTTTGACTGAATCCAATGCTATTATTAAAGTCTGGGTATATATCATAATCATAGTATTCATAATCTTTTTGCTGAATAATATCTTCAACTGTAACATTAGTTTCAGTTCCTGTTCCAGCAATCAAAGCATTTGGAAATTGTGTTTTTAAAACATTTCTTGCTTTTTCAGAAAATTTAAAAATTGATGATCCATAAACATAATCATAATTAGGTTCAAACAAATCCTTATGCAGCCTTTGAGTAAAAACTACATTATGCCCTTGACCCTTATGATAATGAGATAATTTCATAAGAGCCAAGTTTGGCAATTTACCATCAATCTGTGTTATTCTTACATTAACTGATGTCAATTTTTCTCATCTCAGATTTAATCTCATTAAGTGATTCTTGAATAGAATTTATTTCTTTAAGAATTACACTTAAATTTAATTGATCTTGATTTAATTGTTGATCTGTTTGTGCAACTTCTGAATTGCCTGGCAACACTTCTTCTTTAATCTCATATAACTTTCTGCATTGCTCAAAAAACTCTTCTAAATCATTAATCTCATAAACAGCCTTTGATGTTTTTGACCCATCAAACTGTTTTGCATATTTTGCTCTTTTTTTCTCTAACATTGGAAAATTATTAGATAAGAACTCATTAATCTGTGTGTAATTTGGTGAATCATACACATAAGACATATAGTGTTTTAAAATTTTACAGTTTTCCCATAAATCATTAGTAGACAGTACACCTTTGTTGGTTTTAGTGTGAAAAAAACTTTTTTGGTATCTTTGCAACCTAATATCTTGTGTTTGACTAAAAATGTGCATCATTTCATGCAAAGGTAATAATTTTTTATTTTTTTGATATTCACTAGGTATTTTTGGCAATACCTCAATAGAATTTTGATGATAAGTCAAATAGTTCTTGTCTTTGCATTTTTTTAAAAAACAATCAAACTCCACAAATCTAACTTGTTCTTCCCATATTTTTTCAAATTGCTCTTGCCTGACATCATATCTAGTCGCCCAGCTATGAGCAATTTCTTTAACTGTGTCAGCACTCCAACCAAGAGAATCATTTTGATTAGTTGGAAAAGCTAAATGCTTTAATGATCTAATTAAATCATTTTTTGTTTTATCATCAAAACTTCCACCAATTTCTTGCAAATACTCTTTCAATTGATCTATAAGGGAATCATTGCCATTCCATCTCCAATCATCATAATTTTGTTGCCTATTACTTGCGTGAACTTTCATTAATTTCATGTTTATCTCCTTTTGGGTTTAAATTATTCTCTACCATAACAATCGTTCCAACAATTGTGACAGTAGCCTTTATCTCTCATTCCAGCATATTTCATTGCTAAATGATCAATCTGTTTTTTACATCTTCTGCACATTTGAACTCCAAGTGCATTATCTAAAATTTTTCTAATTTCATCATTGCTGCATTGTGACAGAATTGGGTGATTCTTTTTCATAAATCTACCTCATCTTTATAATGTTTGAGCAACTCAAAAAATACTTCCTCTGAAATGGTAAATGTGAACTCAGATGAATTTTGTTTTTTTATTGCTAAAATCCAGTTCTCACCCTGTGCGTTCTC